GCTAAAGAGCTAAAACACATTAAAAAGGTAGGTTTAATATGCTAAAGTGCTAAAGCATAAAACCTACCTATATAATATATTTTAGTGTGTTAAAGTGTTAAAACGGTATCAGCTCAAAAATATTTGTTGCGTTTTTGATTGCTCTAAAATCCAATTACGAAACAGCTCGCCGACTTCGTTACTTGAATAAAAAATTTTTTGCTTGTTTATTAAAGATTTAATCAGCAAGCCAATTTTGTTATCGCAAGTATTCAGATTTATAAAATAATTTGTTTTGGTATTTGGAGTAAAGTCAAAAATGATGTTATCTGTATTAAATTCTTTAGTTTGCATATGTACAGTCAAAAACACTTCGGAGTTTTTTTCACAAATATTTACACACATAAATTTATGATTGAAAAATACAAACGCTTTATATATAATATTATCATAAGTAATATTTTTTGGAATATGCGGATAGTTTTTAATTTCCCATTTTCCCTCGGTTATCATTTTTGTGCGTGGATTGGTAAACGCAAAATATTTACTTACTTTTTTAGTATTCTCTGTATCTGAACAGTACTCAACAGCTATCTGCAACTTCTCATTACCATATCCGAAAGGATACACTTTTATTTCTCCTTGTTGCATATTCTCAACATCATTGATAGCCATTTCTGAAAAATAAATGCAATATTTATTGACGGTATTAGCAAGCATATATATTTTTGTGCCGTCACGGTCACGCAATAACGAAGATAGTACATTACAAAATATAATAAATTCGTCTGCTAAATAGTGACCTCTTGTTATAAATTCGTCAAACAGAATATAATCAAAATATCCATTATCTGCACCTTTGGCGCTCTCCCAGACATTCAACGCAAAAGTTTGACAAAACGGTTCTACTTCGCAATCAACAATTTTATTATCTTCGATTTTAGCAAAGTAAAAACCTCTGTTATAATATCGTATATAATTCCACTGACCGCCCGTAATACTTTCCAGGTCGTGCGGCGCAAACAGATTTTTAATAAATTTCGGTGTAATATCTTCTGCGTATCGTCTGATATAAGCAAGTCGTTTTCCTGCTTTGTAATGTTCTCTGATCGCTTTGTCGCATACTGAATATGTTTTTCCGTTACTTCGTTTGCCGATTATAATATTATAATCGGCTTGTTTTTTATCAATATTTTTAAGACTGTAATACTTCATTGTTTATACTCCATTTCTAAAATTATCAAAAAATGTAATAGCAAGTTCGTCACGCTTTATCCCTAATGAAAAATTATTCCCTAGTTCGTCAAAAACAAAATCGCACAAAAATGATAAAAATTCAGTTGACATCTGTAAAGTAAATTCAGTATCTTCTAAGTGAATACAACTTTTAATGTGCTCAATCTCTGATTTTCCGTTATAGTCAACTAAAGTAACATCAATTTCATCATCAAGGTATGTATGAGTTAATTTTCCCGTTTTGCCTTTTGGGATTTTCAAATTTGAATTGAACATATCAAAAAATTTATCAACATCATTGTTGCATACTGACATCATATACGGCACTGCATATTTTTTGTTAACACCCGAAACGGTTAAATTTACACTGCCGTCAGTGTACTGATAACAATATCTTTTTGCTCCGAGCGTTTTAAACTTTGAGTAGCTTTTTTCAATATCCCATACCCCAAGCGGATATTTTTTTCCGTTTTTTTCGGGTTGCGTTAACTCAAAATTAATATTGTAAAAATTACAACATTGTTTCAACTCTTTAGCAACACACTTATTGTAAGTGTTTATATATTCTTTATGTTGCTCAAAATTTAAAAATTTAATGCTGTCAGTATCTGAATAAATAACATCTTCATTGATATTTTTAATACCGTCAAAAAGTTCATATCTTGCCCAAGATGTCACCCACACACCCCACGAGTAGAGTAAAAATTGATTATAATTATATTTATTATCTTTTAAACACTCGTCAATACGTTTGCGCTCTTTCTGCCACTCGTCACTGTATGAAATTTCGTCATTACAGGGATTTGTTACACACATTCCATAAGCACTATTTAACATACCCTTTTTTATTAAATATTCTTTCTCATATCCTGCAACACCTTTTAACATTGTTTTATCGTTGTATAACTTTAATATACATTCAATAATTGTTTTTGGTAAATACTCATATTTGCTGTACCAAAAATTTTTTATAGTAATGCTGTCATACGTATAAAAATCTTGAATACATTTAAAATCAACATCATTGCAGTAAGTTATAATATTGTCAGCTTGCATTATTCGACCGTTATCGAAAATACCATTTGTGCATACACTGCACTTTGCACGCTGTATTATGTGATGTGATGTCTTTGCTTTTAAATTAGTAAACATAACTTCAAAAATGCAAGGAAATTTGTTTATAAATTCTGTAAAAGTTTCATAATCTATAATGTCAATTTTTTTGAATTTTCTCATAGGAAATTTATGTCTAATCATTACAGATGGATAACTACTTGTAAAATCAATGCTACTAACATTATTTAGTGTTAAACCTACATAGTTACAATTTGCGTGAGTATATCCGCCCTGAAAAATTTTGTTAAGCAAAATAAATTCATCAGGTTCGGGTGAGTTGTCTTTGATAAACATACGATATTTTTTATAATTGTTTTCTTTTAAAGCGTTACGGCAAAACCTTCTAACATATCCTGTTTTTGTCAGAGGTATGTTTAAGATATTGTTTTCATTTAATGCAATCTCTTCGCTGATATAGTATTGCAAGATTTTTATATCATATTCGCAGTAGCCGAGTTCGGTGTCGGTCATCGGTGTATTTGAATTACGATATAATCTATAATCCAAGTCACCAACTTTTTTGCTGATTTTCACACTTGTTAGATTTTTTGCAATCGTTTCAAGACTTGAGCAACTCAACATAAAACTACATTTAAACTCAAAAACTTCGTTTAATGTGAAGTGTATCGGTTTTCGCTCTTGTCTTGCAAACATTTTTGTAATTTCAAATTCTTTTCTTAAAAATTGAAATTCATACGCTAAATTATGTACATAGATTATAATTTTTCTATTGTTGTTTAGTTTGAAATACTCTTTTAGCATCATTAGAAAATCTTTAAAGTCCTGCCAAGTACGACCAAAATAAACATCATCACCAACACCAAATTGCCAAATATACATAACCGCGGCTTTGTTATATTTTTCTGTTTCATTCGTCTTTGGAATTATCGAACAACCGTTCTCATAATAAAAGCTCGTTGTTTCAATATCAAAAGAAAATGCAGTGTTATAATATTCAATTTCTTGTTTTTTTGTTTTCTTAGTAACAATATCAAATTTATAATTCTGCGCAGGAAATTCAGAAAAATGCAACATATGTTAGTCCTCTTCTCGTTTGAATGTAGTATCGCCGTATTTGACAAGTAAACGACCATTTTGGGAAAAATCATTTAGAATTGCTGTTGTATCATAATCGTATGAGTTCATACTATTTGCTAAACTTTCAAGTATGCTTGAATAGTTTTCGCCGCTCTCAATTCGTGACTTTGTTATTGCTAAAATATCAGAATATAAACTACCTAGAACATTTGTATTAAACCCCATATTTTTCAAGTCAATGATCAGATTATCAACAAGTTCAAAAGTCTTTTTGATTGAAATTTTTTTAGGTCGTGTTCTTTTACTTCGTTGCGCTTTCATTGTTTCAATTCGTTCAAAACTTGCTTGTTTTGCTTTCTGTTCTTTTTTTACTTCTGTAACTGTAATGTCACTTGATAAAAAATTTCTAACTTGCAAAAATTGAGTTATTAACTGTTGTTTGCTTTTTTCTTTTGTAGCTGACGAAAAGTAACCGCTTTTCGTTCCAAAACCGTTCGTATTGTGCAAAAGTGCTGAAAATTCTTGATTATATTGTTCACTTTGATTTTGCAAATTTGCATTATACAGTCGCCGCAAACGCTTATTTGCAATAGATGCTTCTTTTTTTATAAGCTGTTGTAAGTCTGCAACTGTTAAATCTTTAACAAGTGAATAATCTAATTTTGCATAACTCATTTAAAATCACCTGCTCAAATATAAAAACCGTTTTGCAAAATTCTTTTTATTTCGTCATTTTCAGCACTTGAGCATTTAAACGAAATTTGCGGATTACTGACTACTGTATAACCGCTCAAATTTTGCAATTTTTCTTTAAAACTACACGCATAGCCGACCGTTGCACCGTAATTGTCGGGTTCATTGCTTTCAGATGTGCGGATAATCAAATAAGCCTTTTGCGGTAACCAATTATTGACTGTTGAGGAATTGCCACCCACATTTTGAAAAATTGTCGGTTGTGTATAAGATTTTGCTATATCGGTTGCACTACCGAGAACGCTTACAAGATTTCCTGTTGCGATTGAAGATATATTAGAGACAGCACCTACGCTTGCATTTAGCCAATTTTTGCCATAATCGGCTGATATGTTGCTACTCATAGCAACCTCAGCACCGATATTGCCACTTTTGTACAGCTTTGGTATTCCGTCCGCAAAAATTACAGCGGTGCAGGCTCCCAAGTTGAAATCAACAACTAACTTAATTGACAGCGTTTTTCCGATAAATTCTTGCGGTTGTATTGTCAAATTACCGCAATATGGTATAATTAGCTCGCATTCTGTATAGGGGGAGTAATCGAGAAAATTATCGTGGTAATTCGGAAATTCGGTTGAACCTAAATCGAACACGCAATCGATGTCGTTCGGTAATATTTTCCCGTCAACATCTGTAACAATTCTGCCAAGCTTGATTTTTTCAACAGCTGTTGAACCTAATTTTTTATCGATGTCGAACGGATATAATCTTAAACTAATTAGAGCGTTTATAGGATTTTCACCGAATAGCTTTAAACTTTCAACAATTTGATTGAATATATTATCGTCACTATTCCACATATAATTCGATAATAACAATATGTCATTGAAATTCATAGCATAACTACGATTGAAAACTCCAATTGTCGAGATTGCGGGTTTATTTAAATCAATGTCATTTGTGTAGTCGTGCGTATCTGGATTAGTAACAACTCCGTTATCTTTTTGCCATTGGTCTGTCGTGTTGAGTTCGGGGTGTTTATTCAAATAGTCGATAGCCTCTTCACCTTGCAAATAATCGCCTACATAAAATCCCTCTTCATTGCGGATTGGTATATAATAATGTTCATTAATAGTATTTTCGTTTAAATCGTTAACAATAAAATCTTTATCATCACACCATATCAAACCATAGCAACTTATTAACCTTTTAAATTTTTCTTTTTCTGTATATGCCGCTACAGTTCCGAACCATTGCTTGTCGCTGTTTGCCAAAATTTCAAACGGTTCGGGGCATCTAATCGCAGTGTTAATCGTTTTGCCTGCTAACTCGCTGATTGACCGTATCGGAGTAGTTTTTCCGATGACTGTCAAATTTTCAAAACTTATATCAGGTTTTGCCTGATTATCGGGTTCAATGTCAACACCCGTTATGCCGCTTGACTTATATGTTGTTATTTTTGTGTTGTTGATATTAAAATTATCTACGTTATCATTACCTAACAAAATACTTGAACCATTATAATATTTATCTATCATATTAACATTACTAATATATTTATAATCGTCTGATAATTCATTAAGTTTTCTTTTTACCTCACCTGCACCATTTTTTTGTATTGCAAGGTCAATTGTTGAACTGCACTCAAATTTTGGACATATAGCAAACTGTTGATAATTGAATTTGACCGCAGGAACAAATTTTGTAAAAAATTCCGCCTGTTGTGCGGTTCCTTGCGTACCCTTGCCCCACGATTTAAAATTTGTGTTTTCCGTGCTCACACTTGTTCGGATTGGATATTTGCCAAAAAGCCCGACAGGCAAAAACGGACTTTGCATTAACTCTTTTGCCCTATTCAAAAAACAGTAAGCAAACGGTTGATTATATTTTGTAATCTGAATTTTACTCACATCTGGATTTACATTCAAATTAGTTGCAACAACTGCAAAATTGCAGTGCGGTGAGTATTTTCCTTTACTCATTCCGTACGCAAAAGAAATATCGGGCATTTTATTATAGTCTTGATTGAATTTATAATCATCACTGTTTGTGTATTCGCTCAATCCTTTAGTGTTAAAAATTATGCCGTTATAATTTACATCGTTTTCAGTTTTATATATTTGTCTGTTGAGTTCCACGTGTTCCACCCCCCGCAACTGTCAGTAAAAAATTGTAGCTGTCTTTTGTCGCTGTACTTAAATTAAACTCTGAATTATCAAACTCAATAACCTTTATTGTTTTTTCGTTTTTCAGCGGTAAAAAGTTGTCAACTATAAAATTGCTTTTAATGTTTTCTTGTCGAGTAATTAAACAATTCAGTTGTAAAATTTTGTCTGAATATGTTGCTAAAACATCTTCGATAAGATGTAGTACAATTCTACCGCCCGTCAAAAATTCGATTTTGTCAACAAAATAGTAAATAGTTCTTTCTAAATTGATATAAGCATAATTTACTAAATTACTATTAGTAAGCATTGAAACGCTATTATTGAAATTTAAAACTATTGTGCATTCCAAATCAGAAACGGTCATTTGCTCAATTTGTTGCGCTGATATAGTTTTAATTTCTGTAAATGTTTTTATAACCGCGTTTTTTCTGTTTTCTGTTAAAGTGCATAATGTTACATTCATTTTTATCACCTTTTCAATTATCGCCCTACAAGAAAATTTTTGTAGGGCGATTTTGTTTAATGTTTTACGTGAAACATTTATTATTACGGTTTGCCAGCAGTATCGGCAACAACAAAAACAATGCAATTTTCGTTTGTATCGTTGATGTATGAGCAATCCCATTTATGAAAATAGTTGATAAACTCGCCTTTAGCGTTATACTGACTTGTTGTGCGAGGATTTTCGTTACATACGGCGCAAGCGTTTTCATCAAAAATTACTCCGATAATTCCCGTTTTTTCAATATCCGCTCCGCTTGCAGTTTTTACAGAAATTTTGCTAATCTCGTCAAAATCAAAATTATCACCTGTTCCCGAACCCTGCCAATATGGAACTGTAGTGTAGCCGTCAAGTTGCACAAAATTGTTATGATATGTGTCAGAGTATAAATATACTTCTGCTGACTTATCAAATTCTGACAACATCACAATTTTTTGATTTTCTTTTGGTGTAAAGGTTACATAACCTTTATCATTGAAGAGCATTGACGCTCTTGTCAGATAATCGCTGTAAAGACTGATTTGCTTACAAGCATAACGCAAAAATTCTTTGTCACTTAATGCTTTAGCCGCTGCCAAGGTTGTTCCTTTTTCAGTATTATAATTTGCAAGTAAATTAATAACATTGTTGTTTGTAGCAAACTTTTCAGCAATCAAATTGTTAATAGTACGCATAATCATACTATCTGTACAAAGTGTCATTTTCATAATAACACGATTTTCAATCATAGCGAAAAATCTTGACATCTCGCTTGCTGATGTGAACGCTGATTTTATCTGCTCTTCAACGAATGAAATCGGGATTTCAAATGTTGTCTTACTGTTGAAAAATTTTGCTTTTACTGTCGGTGGGTTAAAAATGAACGGGTCATAACTCTGACCTTTTGTCAATTTCCAAGACGGATTTTCTTCTACGTCTGGGAGTTCGCAACGGATTTTTTCCATAATCGAACCAAATTCCCAAGAGTCTTTAAGAATGTTAGGCGCTGTTGAGTTGTATGTTCTATCCCAAAATACAACTCTACCGATACGGTCGATTAATGCCTTTGTGTAATTCTCAATGTCAACAGCACCAATGACATCCCTGCCGACATCAACAATATTAGATAAATCCTCCGCAACTACTGCGCTTTCGCCGATAATTTCTGCGTTAATTGTGTTTAAAATCGCGGCAATTTGTGTAACTTTCATTTTTTCATTTTCCTTTCTGTTATAAATTTAGAATATCAAAAAACAGCAATTTTGCAACATCTTCAAAAAATATTTTAATTGTTGAAAAGTCTGCAATTGCTCTTTCTTGCTCTAGCATTTGTTGTGTTGTAGTAACACCTATGTTGCCTTTTCGAGTTAACTCGTTTGTTGTTTGCTCTGTTCCATTTTCCGTACTAGTAACTGTCGAGTTACTTTTAGCTGTATTTTCGCCTGTTGTGCTTGAATTGCCTGTTAATTCATTTTTAGAATTATTAACAAAATCTGCACTGTCAAAACTTGTGTTGCTGTCAGTTGATGTATTGCTTGTTGTGTTATTAGCGCTATTTGTGCCGCTTTCGCTTGCTGTTCCCTCTGACGTTCGCGACAAATTTGGCGTTCTTGTTTCGTTTCCGCTTTCAATCATTGAATAATTCTCAATCGGATTATACTCAACTGTTTCACTAGCAACAAGTTTGATATATTTGTTTTTGTTAAGATTATATACAACTTTTGCTCTTTTGTAATATGTATTATAATCAGCAATTTTATTGCAATCAATAATCATATATCTATACTTGTATAACTCTAAAAACATATCTGCCAAATCCGATGTTGAAAAATTAAACGGAATTGCTATATCTGTTGCATAATCAAAGAAATTAGCAAAATTAGCTTTGTTTTTTTCTGCAAAATCTTCAAGTGTTTCAAGTTCAACTCCGCTATATTCACATAATAAACTCAAAGCTTATTCCTCCGTTTCTTCTTCTTTTTCTTCTGTTTTTTCTATTGTTTTTTGTTTCCATATATCAGACAAAACAACTTTACAATTAAGATTGAAAAGATTATTAAGTGATTGCACATTGTTTTCTCTCATTTCTAACATTGAATTAATATTAACTTCTGTCGCTGTATCATTAACTGCAATCTCGTCAGTAACAAGTCTTTCTTTTTTCATATTGAAATTAGAGTTTACTCCTATTGCGTGATAAAATTGTGCTAAAAAATACTGCTGAATATCAATCAATGTTTGCAAAGTGGGACTAACCGAGCCGCCTCCTGTTGCAAGCGGTGAAATGGAAATTGTACTTGCAATGTCACTTTTTGCTATTGCAAACCCCTCGCCGTTGTAAATTTTCTTAAATACTTCTGAAACACTTTTATATGCGTTTTCAGTATCAGCTGACGCAAAAGCAAAAAATCTTGAATTTTTTTGTGCTACATTTATAGAGCACTCATTATCAGATAATAAAATAGCTGTTCGATAAATCAGAGAATATAACCCGCCTCTTGCAACTGACAAAATCGGAAAATCGTTATACTGTATGTCTTTAGCTGAATTATACAAAATAACACAATCTTTATTAATTGTAAAAGTATGACTGCCCAATGCGGGATTAGCTATAATATACTGTGTCGGCATATAGTACTCATTCGGTTCACCTGCAAAGCCACCACTTGCAACATAAAAATTACCGTTTAATTTAAAAAACGCGCAATGACCTTTTAAAAATAAACATCGGTTCAAATAGTTGATGTCAATGCTTTTTGGTAAATTTTCCCATAAAAACATATTTGAGATTTTATCATACAGCATATTAAAATAATGAACGAACCCGTCAGCCGAGGTCAAGCCCCGACTGACATCATTTGTAATTCTAGCCATATCATTCTCCACTCCTTTTGTTAATTTGCGTGAGAACTTTTTTTAATTTTTTCGGAATTGGTAAACCGATTTTTGCTGAATTTTCAAGAATAGATATTCCCTCATTTGCAATATAAAAGAAAATTACCGCTGTTCTAATAGCTATTCCCTCTTGCAAAATAAATAAATCAATTAAATGAGCAACACCTACTAAAATGAAAATTAACACTTTTTTGCAAATTCCTTTAAAGCCGACTTCACTCGATAACGCTTTTGAAATTAGTGCGTTAATAATACCCGTTATGTAATCGATAATTACAAATGCAATTAACACATATAAAAATCCGTCAGTGCCGCCGAAAAACCACCCAAGAAACGCACCGATTGCCGATAAAATAACTTGTATATGTAGTAAAAACTCTCTCATTATTTTACTTTAACTGCTAAGTAGCTGTTACCGTTTTTGCTTACACCGTATGAAAAACAGAATACAAATTCCTGCAATATGCTTTCGTCATCTGCTACATCTGCGATAATGTCTGAAATAGTATCAATAACTACTCCCGAACTTGCTAGATAATACTCTGTTTCACCGTCTGCGTTCTCTGTTTCAAAAATTGCAATTTCTGCAACCTCTTTGCTGTCAGAACCTGCGTTCTTTATTTTCTCTGCTTTTTCTGTATCTGTAATAATAGTGATTGACTTCACATTACCGATACAAAAGCCGTTTTCGCTGTTCTTTGTAAGTTCTGCGATTGAAAATGCGTCAATGTTCTTTAACTTGATTTTTTCAACTGCTGTAAGTTCGTGTGTTGATGTAAATGTCTTTGCCATAGTTTTTTGTTTCCTTTCTTTTTTGAAAATTTTGAATTGTGTGTTGATGTTACTTTTTTGAATTTGAGTAACTAACAAATTCCGCTTGAACATTTAGAATTTTTAAAAAATTCTATGGCAGTAGTTTTATTTTAATTTGCAACTACCAAACAAATTTGTATATAAACTAATTGCAATTAAGTTGATTTTATTTCAATCTGCAATGCTCTGTTTATTAAGAACTCTTGAATTTCAACTAAGTCATTTAAAATTCTGTAGTATTCTTGTTTTTTTGTTTCATACCTTTTGTGCTGTGTCTCTCTCAAACTATCAACAGTTTTTTCTATTTGTAATATGTCTATTGAATATTCATTTGCCCATTGCAAATATTTTTTCGCATATTCATTTTCAAAAAGCGACAAATACAAATTGATTTTTAATTGATTAGTTTTGCCTTTAGAAATTGATTTACAATTATACATATTATCACCGATAAAAATATTTGACTACTGCATATATTCTTTCCTTTCCTTTTTGCAAATGCCTACTAACTGTACATTGTGCTAAATTTAGTTTTTTCGCAATATCTTTATTTTTCAATCCTTTCATATGTAATTCAATAATTTGTTGCTGTCGCTCTGTCAGATTTTCAGATATTACATTATTTACAATATCGTCAAAAGTTCTACGATATTTATAACTGTTAGCACCTGTCTTTTGTTTCAAATATTGCATATATTCAATTTTATTAGTGTTTTCTTCACTCAAGTATATTTTTACTGAATGATTAGTAATCAAGTTTTATCACCACTTTTCTATTTAAAACTGTTATGGTAGTAGTCTTGTTTTAACTTGCGACTACCAAACAAGTGTTACATTAACAACTATACTTTAATGCCTCCTTTTCCATTTCCTGCTCTTCTATTACAAAATTATCAATCATTTCTTTCGCCTCTGTAATATTATTAGCATATGTAATCAACTTATATGTATTAGCATAATATAAGCCGTATTTTTCACCGTTCGGCGCGTATGGTTTTATAAATCTTTTTGTATTGATAAAAAGAAAAACATTGTCGTAATTTTTGAGTTGATTATCTGCGTATTTTATTAATTGTTTTGTTGTCATAATGATTGCCTCTTTCCACACTTTAAGTGCTCTTATCTTTATTTCTTGTATATTATATCATAGAATTTTAAAAAATTCAAGTTACAATTTTGTAATCAAATGAAATAGGAATGTTTGTTAAAAATTTAACAATATATTAGCATATTAAACCTACCTATTTACTATGTTTTAACACTTTAGCACTTTAAAGCATTACCACTTTAACGCTTTAACGCTTTAGCACTTTAGCACACTAAAGCGGGGAACGGCAAAGTTTGTTAAAAGTTTA